GATGATGGGCTCCACCTTGACCCACAGCTTTTTGAACAACCCAGCAATCCAATCGAACGTTTCAGTGAAAAAGGTCTTGGTCTTCTCCCAAGCTCCGCGGATCGCGTCGCTTGCCGCAGTGAACTTGTCCGACAACCACTGCCCGACTTTGCCGGCGGCAGCTTTCGTGTCATTCCAGAAGGCGCGAAAGATCTGCCGCAGAGGCTGCCAGTGCTCGCGGATCGTGACCACCGCGGCCCCGACCGCAAGAGCGGCAACAGTGAATGCAGCACCCAGCGGGTTGGCGAGGATGGCGGCCTTCAGCACTCCGAGAGCCGTCACCAGAGAGGAGATCCCCACAACAACGTTGCCGGCGAGGACCGCCCCGAGAGCCACCGCGATGCCCTTGAATCCGCCGATCGCCTTCCAGCCTTTCCCGATGGCTTCGAGAAAGTCGCCTATGCCGGTTAGCGCCTTGTCCCACTTGATGCCCTTGAGAGCGTCCCCAATTTTGCCGATAACCTCACCTATTTTGGTGGCTATCAGTTCGCGGTTGGCGGTGATCCAGGATGTCATCTTGTCGAGCGTCGGTTGCAGAACGGGCAGGAGCTTGGAGCCGATCGCGAACTTCACGCCGCTCAGGGCCTGCTTCATGCGCGCCTGAGCATCGACGAAGGCCTCGGCATCCTTCAACGCCTGTCCGTCCACGACGCCGTGGAGGCGGCGGAACTCGGCCCGCTGGTCGGCGAGGGCCTCGGTGCCATCCTGCACAAGCAGCGTCATCTTGTGGCCGCTTCGACCAAAGGCGGCGGCGGCAAACGCGGCGCGGCGGCCGGGGTCTTCGATCTGGCCCATGGCGCGAATGAGCAGGTTGAGCGCGTCGGTACTCGACTCGGTGGCCTGCACCTGCCGGAGAAAGGCGGGGCTCGTCTTGCGGAGCAGCGTGTAGAGCGCGCCGGTGCCGGCCTTGGCCTCGCCTACCGATCGCGTGGCTTTCTCAATGGCCTTGCCGAAGTCGCCGCCAGACACACCGGCAAGGTCTGCCGCGTGCCGCAGTTCGGCGTAGGCCTGCGCGGTGATGCCTGCTCGGCGTGCAGACTTCGCCAGGTCATCCGCGGCCCGAGCGTGCGTGTGCGCCAGCGTGGCCACACCGCCCACCGCAGCCGCGCCACCGAGCAGCCCCACCCGCTTAACCATGCCGCCCAGGAGCCTGTTGGCTCGCCCCGTCAGGCGTCCGATCCGGCCGACCGCGCGACCCAACCGCGTCTCGATGACGCGCGCCGCCACCTTCACGCCGCGGGTTGCCTGGTCCTTGGACTTGAGGCGGGTCGTGATTGGGAAGTCAGCGGGCATCTACTCGGCCTCGCGCTTGAGGGCCTCGCGCAGCTTGATCGCAGCGCGCTCCCAGAATCGCAGATCAGAGGCGCTCAGGTCCAGTAAGTCTGTTGGGGACCAGCCGAAGAAATAGGCGAACTCGGCTAGTCGGAGCTCCCAGTCTTCGGGCCACTCTCTAAAAAACCGCCGATGATCTCCCCGAGGGATTGCACATCGAAGCCGTCTAGGTCGTCGACGGCGCCGCGCGTCAGACCGCAGCAGTGCTCGATGAGCACCAGCGATGCCTCGACCTCGCCGAGCCCGTCCGCGAGCCTGAGATCCTTGCCCTTCGGCCGACGGATGCCCACCTCGGAGACATCATCTCCCCACGCCCGCACCGGGCTGGTCAGCTTGTAGCTCTGGACGAATCCCTTGGGAGGCTCGTAGCCGTCGGTCGCCATGGCTTACCCCCTACTCGTCCCACTCGCCCGACATGCCCTCGAAGCGCACCGTGGTCGTCCCCTCGGCGGCGTTGAAGTCCGAGGCCCCGGCCTTCCAGGCGTTGCGCAACACACCCTTCTTGCCGTTGGCGAGCTCGGCCACGATCGTCGCATCGGTGATGAGGTCGAGCGCGGCCGGGTCCCAGTCGCTGTCTCCGAAGACCTCGGCCTCGATGAACGGCACGCGGGGCGTCTCCTTGTAGCCGGCCGGGCCGGAGAGTCCCGCGAGCCCCTCGCGCTCCACGGTGTCGAGAGACACGGTAAGCGTCCCCGAGAGCGACAACTGCGCGCCATCGTACTTGATGTAGGCGGTTCCTGCGATCTTCTCGGAAGGCATGCTCGGCCTCTAGTTGATGGTCGGGTACTGGAGCCGGAAGGCGGCGCGGAGGGCCAGGACTCGCAGCTGGTTGGCCAGGTCGGGCGGGTAGTACACGTCGAGACGGTTGGGATCGTCCTCGTTGCGCTCCACCACCAGGTTCTCCTTGAACTCGTCGAAGTTCTCGACGAGGGCCCGGCGCTCAAGCTCGCGGTAGTGCGCGAGCATCTCGGCGCGGACAACCGAGGGGCTGACCACGGCCTGGCCGGCGCCGTAGCGCGTGCCATCGTCCACCAGCTTCACCCGGCCGTACTTGGTCTGCACCACGCTCTTCAGCGAGCGCAGGATGTACTGAAGCGTGGCCAGCGTCTGCACGTCGAGCATGGAAGCATCGGCGGTGCCGTAGTCGTCCGTCTGGTAGGTGGTGATCGCTCGGTCGAGGCGCACATAGCCGGTTGAAGGGTAGACCGTTGCAACACCGTCGAAAAGCAACGTGTTGCGCTCGGTGATGGTGAAGGCGTCGCCGGGGGCCGTGTAGGGAAGGATGCCCATCAGCGGCAGCGTCTGGCACGGGCGGGCCGGGTCGATGCGGAGGCTGGCGGCCACGCGCCCGGCGCCGGCGGCGGCGATCTCGCACGTCAGGTTGGCGAGGGCGTCGAAGCCGAAGCACGTCAAGTGCGGGTCGTTCTGCGCGTTGCCCCACGTGGTGAGGTCGGCGACGGAATCGCGCTTGGCCGTGAAGCAGTGGCCATAGATCTGCCGGTCGTAGGCCCAGCGGTCGGCCATCTCGGTCTCGAACGCGGCCAGGTTGGTGTCGTCGAGGTACGGGTGGACGATGTAGTCATACTCCTCGTCGCCGATGGCGGTGGCCAGCGTCGAGGTGAGGTCGGGATCGGTGGCGCCAGCGACGGAGTTGGCGATGGCGAGGGAGACACCCGCCGGGAGCTCTTCGCCAGCGGCGAGGCCGCGGTAGTTCTCCTCGATGACGAGATCGCCGAGGACCGTGCCATCGTTTTTCGCGGTGCAGGTGACGACGTTGGTAGCCGACGTGGCCGTGATCGGCAGGTCGTCGACCACGGCGTCGAGGGCGTCCTCGATGGCCGCGGCGATGTCGTTCTGCACGTCGTCCTCGGAGACGGCGACGGTGACCTTCTGGCCGCCGATGTAGAGCGAGATGGTGCCGTCGGCCGTGGCCGGGCCCGTCACCGTAATCGTCCACACACCGGCGGTCCCTGCGCCATTGTCTTCGACGGGGAGGGCCCAGAGGTCGGCGTCGGGGTCGTTCTCGACGTACTTGGCGACCATCAGCGCGAGTACGGAGCCAGCGCCGAAGAGGTCGCGGGCCGCGCTCGGGCTGGAGACAGACACCACGGAATCGGCGGTTGCGCTGCCGCTCGCCGTCATCTGACCCACGATCAGGGTCTTGGGTTGCGTCTGCCCGCCGCCGGCCGCCGAGCGGTCAACCTCGGCGTAGAAAAGAGGCACTCGAAGCGCCGCGGGGATCGTGTCGAAGGAGATAGACATAGGCTAGTCCTCGCTCTTCGTGACCGTCTTCTTCGCGGCCTTCTTGGTTGCCGTGCTCGGCGGCTCGCACTCGATGACGGAATCATCGGCCAGCCGCCGAATCCAGTAGGACACCCACGGAACCCACGCCCCCTTTGCGGGCAGGAACGCGCCGGTGTGCGGATAGCGCACCTTCACGCCGGGGGCTGGCTTCACGTAGCGTTTTCCTTCGTGGCTCATGCGTCGAGGTCCTCTACAACCAGCGTGGCGTCAGAGTCGTTGCCAGACTCGGGCTCGATCATCTTGACATCCACATGTACCGACTGCAAGTCATCCTCGGCTGTAGGCTCGAAGAACACGCCGTACTCGACCTCGATAGTGTAGAGCGCTGCGCCCCGGCGCTTGTCCTTTACGTCACGGCCTGTGCGGCGTTCGAAGTCGCCGACGCGCTCGAAGTCTTCGGGCCAGGTCGCGGACGAGTAGATCGCCTCCTCAATCTGGTCGCTCAGATCCTCGACCGCCTCCTCCGTCGCGGCATCGGTCGCCCCTTGGGCGATGGCCTCGACTGCGATCCGCTGCGTGCGCTTGAACCGCATCGGCCCGCCGTCGCCCCGGCGGGTGTTGGAGTCACCCTCGTTGTAGACCAGGATGCACGGAAGGTGGGCACCCTCGACCGGCGGCTGTCGCGATGCGTACACACGGTCCTCGGCGTCGGTAGCGTCGGTCAGCAGGGTCACGATGCCGTCGCGGACGCTGGCGCGGGTGATGCTCACGACTGCACCGCCAGCAGCTTCGCGGTCCCCTGCCCGCCGAGCTGCACGTCAGTCACTTCGTAGGTCGAGCCGCCGGTGACGAAAGTGTCGCCGATGGCCGGCGTGGTGTCGAGGTCGTCGAGGCGCACATCAAGCATGGGCTGAGTGCCAGTGACAGGAACGGCCGCGTCAAGGTCAACCACCTCGTACGCGGCCTCGAAGATCCCTGTGATGCTCTGCGCCGAGCCACCGGAGGGAGTGTACGTGACAGCCTGGCCGAAGACGCTTTGGCACGCCTTCGTTGCCAGGTCTGCTACGTCACCCCATGCCAAGGTCTACTCGAAGCAGACGCACTCGCAGACGAGGGAGCCCACGCCCGCGGTGACGGTCTCGACCGCCGTGGCGATGTAGACGACGCGGGCGGCCGTGGTCTTCTCGGAGAAGGCGGCGGCGGTGCCGTCTTGGATGCCCTCGTGGAGCCCGGCGTCGAAGGGGTTGCCCCCGTCGCTGATGGCCACCGCGGCGAGGATGCCGGCGGTGTCGTCGGTGTTGATCCCGAAGCTGGGCGTGGCCGCGTCCGTGGCGCTGGTGAGGGTCGTGGTGATCTCGTAGTAGGAGCGCACCACCCGGCAGTTGTCGGGGATGGTGAACAGGGTGCGCTGCCCCTCGGCGGCCGTGAGGTTGGTGGTCCCGCAGTCGAAGGCGCCCCGCATGACGAAGTGGTCGCCGCGGCCAGGACCGGAGGCCCCGTTGAGGCGCACGTCAACGGTGGTGGCGCCCGCGGTCGCAGCATCGACGGCTACGCCCATCAGAGGGAAGCCCGCCTGCGGGTGCGGCTCGACCTGCTCGTTGGCCGCGTCCCAGTAGCAGGGACCGCCCTGGGCGATCGCAAGGCTGCCCTTGTCGAAGGTGAAGACGCCGGTGACCTGCACCTCCACGTCGTCGTCGTCGTTCGCGTCGCCCATCGCGACGCCCACGAGCTGCTCGGAACCGGAGCCGAGCACGATCACATCGTCGCTCTCCGCTCCTGCGCTGGAGACCGTCAGGACTTCGCCGGGTGCGAGGTATTTGGTGCTCATGTTGTCTCTCTAGTGTCGGGAGTCAGGCTGGAGAAGAGAGGGGCGAGGCCTACGCGCCAGCGTTGTAGGAGAGGCCGCGGTAGTCCATGACGCCCGCGCCGAAGTCGTGCCGGACCTTGAGCTCCACGCCGTCGACGTCGAAGCCGTTTCGGGTCTCGATGACGGGGCCTTCCTCGCCCTCGAGGTAGGCGTACTCGATGGTGTCGATCTGCGCGGGGTCGCAGGCGGCGTAGAAGGCCGTGGTGCTCGTGTCGTCGAGCCGCTGCTCGCTGATGTAGATCAGGTTCCGCAGGTAGTCGGGCACCGCGTCGTTCTCGGCACCCGCCACGATCGGGGCCTGCAGCTGGGCCGCGGCCATGTCGAGGTCGGTCGGGTGGAGGATGAAGGAGGGGCGCAGGTTCAGCTTGCCACCCTTCGGGCCGGTCTGCTTGCGGATGAGCGCGCGGGCGGCGTTGACGCTGTTGCTGTCGAAGGCGTCCGGGCTCGCGACGATGTTGCTGTGGCTCGCCGCGTGGAAGAGCGCCACACCGTCGGCCATGTTGCCGTTGTCGGTGAGCAGCGCGTAGACCGTGTCGGACTCGAGGGAGGCGGCGGCGTTGGCGTGGATCTGCGGGAGGCGGCCGAAGGCATCCAGATCGTCGTTGACGATGACCTGGCGGGTCACCGCGATGATCCGGCCGTAGGTGAAGATGTAGTAGGTCTCCTGGTTCTCGCTCAGGGTGCCGCGCTTGAACTCGCCGTGCTCGTTGACCTTGAGCAGGGCCGGGCCGTCGCTCAGCTGCAGGCGCTTGATCTCTTTGAAGTCGGGCGCGGAGGCGCGGCGAGCCCAGGCGGTGAAGGTCCGCGGGGCCTGCTGGTAGGCCGCCCGCAGCGCCTTGTTGGAGGCGGCGGCGAGGATGAGCGGGAAGTCCGACGTGCTGTGCATGCCGCCGGAGCGAATCTCGAGGGCGCGCTTGGCGATGTCGTGGCGCAGCATGCCGGCGGTGCGGACGCCCTTGCTCTCGAGGGCGTAGCGGGCGAGGTCGACGAGGGTCATGCCCCGGAACTCACCGGCGGCCTCGGGGAGGTCGTGGTTGCCTGGGTCGGCGCGGTGCAGGATGTAGTCCCGCATGCCCTTGGCGAGTGTCTCGTTCTCGTCGCGCCCCACCTCGACCGACTGCGCGGCCGTGGTCTCCACCTTGTCGTCGAGCTTGGCGGCCTCGTCGATGATGCGCTCGCGCGCGTCGGCCACGGAAAGGCCCTCATCCACGATCGCCTCGACGGTCTCGGCGGGGATGTTCAGCTTGGCCCCGGCAGCACGGATTACGCTCGCGCGCTCCCGCTCCTCAGCCATCGCCTGGGCTCGGATCTCGTCGACGTTCAGCTTGGCGTCGTCGCCCGCCTGTGGGGTCTCGATGTGCTCGTTGGGCTTGTCGGGCATCGTTCGCTCTTCGGTGGTGGAGGCGGCGAGCTCCTCGCCGGGGGGATCGGTGGCATTTTCGCCGGGAGAGGGTTCGATTGCAAGCACTGAAGCGCCGGGGTCAGCGGCGCAGGGGACCAGGGAAACCTCGTAGGGCTCCCAGTCGGTGATCACGTGCTCATCTGGGCCGTCGTCTTTCTCTGTGATCTCGCGCTTGTGGATGTCGAAGCCGATGGACAACTGACGCAGCACGCCGGCCTCCACGTCGTCGAGCAGATCGGAGAGCTCGTCGCGCGCGGAAAACCGAAGCGTCCCCTGCAGCTTGCCCTCTTCGATCCGCGCGGTGCCGGGCTTCACGAGGCCGATCACCGAGTCGATGGACCAGGCGTCGTGGTCCTTCAGCAGCGGAGCGCCGTTGTTGAGCCGGTCCAGCCGGGCGTGCTCGGTCTCCATCGAGAGACGCTCGACGCGCTCTTTGCCCAGCCAGGTCCGCCGCTTGACCGACGCGCCAGCGGTGAAGATGGCGTCCACCTCGAGCTTGTCACGGTCGAAGGTCGACGGCTCGAGGTCTGCGGCCAGCCTGCTTCGGCTCGGGAGGGGCTCTGACTTCAGTTCGGGCATGGGCTCACGCTAGCCAGGGGGTTCCTGAGTGTCAACCGGCTCCGTCTCCGCGCCCCCGCGGTACTTGTGACGCGGATCGGAGTCGAGGACCAGGCCGAGCTCGTCGAGAAGGTGTGCTGTCTCGGCAATCTCGCGTAGCACGTCGTCAGGGTTCAAGCCCTTGGCGCTGAGGACGCTGCGGAGGCTGGCGGTGCCGGCGCGGAGCTCTGCAAGGTCGGCAGCGGCGTCCTTCTGCCGGTCGACCTCCTCGAAGCGCGGCGGCGCCCACACAACCGGGTAGTCACCGGGCGCGAGCTCGCCAGCAACGATGGCGCTCTCGGTGAACCACTGCCACGACCGCCGGCAGAACTGGCGGATGAACACGTGCTGCTGCATCATCCGGATCGAGCGGCGGAACTCGATAAGGCCGGCGCGGATCGAGGAGTAGTTGACCTGGGAGAGGTCGCCCGACAGCAGCTCGTAGGTCATCCCGAGGCCGGCGGCGATGGCGTGCAGTTGGGTGCGCTGGTACTCGGCATAGCCGCCGATGCTCGCGGGCGAGTTGAATTTGACGTCCTTGCCGCCGCGGACTCGCGCGATGAGGCCCGGCTCGAAATGCTCAAGCTCCTGGCCGTCGTCGGCGTTGGCGTCGGTCTCCGTCGGCGCGATGGACAGCTGGTCATCCTCGTCACCGAAGACGAAGGCCACCGTGCAGGCCTCGAGCTTCTTTCGGACGATCTCGGCCTCGGTGTAGTCCTGGTTGTCGTGCAGCGCGTTCATCACGGGCGCAAGCGCGGGAACACCACGGGCCTGCCCCGGTCGGCCTGCCGAGTAGAGATGCACCACCATCTCCGCGGGCACCCGCTGCGACTGCGCTGAGTAGGACTGCAACGCGCCGATGGTCTCGCCGGGGTGCGATGCGTGCAGCCAGTACGCCACGCGGGAGCCGGTGACGCCGTATTCCACGCCCTGCACGATGCGCCCGGCGCTGAGCGTTTTCGACTTGGTCAGGTCGAGGTGGTCGGCCTCGAGCAGCTGGATCTGCACGGGCACCACGAGACCGTCAGCAGCGCGGCGGCGGCGGCGGCGGGCGATGACCTCGCCGGACTCGAACAGGGCCCCGGCCGCCATCGCCTGCATGCCATAGTAATCGTACTGGCCCGAGGACTCGCACTCATCGACCCAGCGCGCGAAGAGATCGTCAACGCGCTGGTTGGCCTCGCGCTCTCGCTGCTCGATCTCGTTGCGCGTCTGCTCGTCGGCCCCCGGTGGCACCGGCAGGCGGATAGCAGAGCGCGGCCTGATGCCCGTACCCACGACGTTGTTGACGAAGACCTCCTTAGCCTTCGCCGCGTGCGGGTTGTTGCGGATGAGATCTCGCGAGCGCTGCCGTAGCGTCGACGCAGCCGCCCCCACCTCGGCATTCGCGCCGGTGTTGGATGTGATCCAGCCTGCGCTACGTCGACCGCGGGAAGCCCCCTCGTAGGCGCGACGACCGCGCCGGGGGGAGTCCTCAACGACAAGTCCGCGCCGGAGCCAGGAGATCAGGCCCTCGCGCCAGCCCATCAGTGGCCCCGGCTGAACGTGGCGCGGCCGACCTTCTTCACGGTGGCACTCGCGATCTCGCGCTCCATCAGCCGGAGAGTCTCGCGCATCTCCTTCAGGCTGCGGTACTGGACGCGCTTGTCCCCGTGGCCGACCGAGAGCACCCCACGCGCGATGGCGTCTCGGAGCTCGTCAACCTGCGTCTGCGTGAAGGCCATGGTTAGATCCAGTGCTTGCGCCTGCGGAGCCAGCTTCCCTGTGGCTGTCGCCGGGGCGCGGGCTTCGCGGGCGTGGTCTTAGAGTGCCTTCGGCGCTGCCTACCGTCAAGAGCCCTCTCTATCGTCTTGCCCGCAGCGTACCAGCCGTGAAGCGCTGCAATGGCGTAGGCGCGGCAGTCGAGGGCCTCGTTGCGCTTGCCCGACGGCAGCACCCACGTCCTCTTGCGGTGGCCCTTGTGGTACTTCGTCTCGATGGTCTCGGCCGTGAGCTGCTCGAAGTAGCCGGGGTCCCGCTCGAGGGGGAAGTGGCAGAAGCCGGGGCCGGGGTCGGCAATCTTCAGCCGCGCGTACACCTGCTCCTTGGCCTCGTCGACCCCCACGATGAACAGCGGCACGCGGCCCTTGTTGGAGCGCGACGGCTGCCGGGGCCAGATAGACCGAGAGCCCGCTTTACCCTTGATGGCCCACACCCGCCTCCGTTGCTTGCCCCGGCAGAAGGCGTAGGCCGATAGGGTGTGATGCCCGCCGGTGTCGACCGCTGCGGCCTCGATCATCATCTCGTGACCGTCGGCGCGGGTCAGCGGCTGCAGCAGCAGTTCATCGAGGTCTTGCCACACCTGGCGCGTTGACGGGTCGCCCCACAGCACGTGGTAGGCCACACTCCACGACTCTTCGCCGCGCCCCCACCCGGTCACTTCCATCTCCAAGCGGTCGTCCTGCACGTCAACGCCGGCAGTCAGCACGCCGACCTGGGCCGGGATGGTGTCGCCCCATGACTCGCGGCGCTCGATGAGGTCGTCGCCGGAGATGCGCTCGCCGTCCTCCAGGTCCCACGTCTCCCCGAGCTCCGTGTTGGTCCAGGTCTTCAGCCGCACCGGGTCTTTGTGCGCCTTCACAAAGGCCTTGGCGATGGCACCCCACGACCGCCAGCCGTGCGGCGAGTACAGTGACGACAGGTGGTAACCCTTGATTTGGGGGTCGGCGTTCGGGTTCTGGGGCCGCCACTCGCCGCGGGACAGCATGGCCGACTTCTGCCAGTCCTCGATCGCTGAGCCGCAGCTTTCGCAGTAGTAGGCGGCCTGCCCCGGCTCACCGGGAGGCCACCGCACCCCGGACCATTCGAGGGTCTGCATGTGCTCGCAGAACGGGCACGGCACGAAGAAGCGCCGCTGGTCGCTCTCCGCGTAGGCGGCCTCGATGCGGCTCTCACCCTTGATGGTCGGCGTCGACGGCATGAAGATCTTGCGGCGGGCGAAGGTGGCCGTGCGCTTCTTCGCCAGCGCGATGGGGTCGCCTTCGTTGTCGACGTCGGGCGGGTAGCCGTCGACCTCATCCAGCATCAGGTCCCGCACCGGCATGGAACGCAGGCCCACCGCCGAGTTGGCCCCGGTCATGATCAGAATCCCGCCAGGAAACTCCTTGGCCAGGACGGTGTTGCCGCTGTCCCGAGCTCGGGGGTCCTTCACCTGCGGCATGCTGCCCGTCAGGTTGGACACCCTCTGCTTTGAAAAGCGCTTGGCGGTCTCGACGGTCGGCTGCACGATCATGATCGGCGCCGGCGCGTGCTCGATGACGTAGCCGAGCCAGCACAGCCCGGCCTCGGTCCCGGCAATCTGCGCCCCCTTCATCAGCACCACGGTTTCGGTCGGGTCGTAGACCGAGAGCCGGTCCATGATCTCGCGCAGGTACGGCACGCGGTCAGTTCGCCACGGGCCGGGCTCTCCCGATTCCGTCGAGGACAGGAGCCGGTTTTGGTCGGCCCACTCGGAGACGGTCAGGCGCGGAGGTGGCTGTAGGGCGCGCTGGGCTGCGGCGAGTAGGCGCGCGAGGGCGTCGTTGCTCTGGTCGGTGCTATTGGTCACCCAGCCACCCCCGGCATCTCGTTGCTCAGCCCCTTCAGCACCGACCGCAGCTCGTCGTCGAGGATCTCACGCACCGCATCGGCGTCGGTCTCTGCAACAAGCCGGTGCGACAGCCGATCCGGCATCGCCAGCACCGCGTCTCGCACACTGCTCAGCACGTTGCCCCACGCTTTCTCGAGCCGCTCAACCGGGATCAAGGTGCCGGAGAGCTGGTCAGCCTTGAGCTTTGCCAGTCGCGCACGCTGGGCCTCATGCTCGGTGCGGTGCAGGCGAAAGCGCTCTCCAAGGTCGCGGGCGTCGGCCTGCTTCCTGAAGTTGGGCACCGGCGGCCCGGAGAGCAGGCTGTGCGATGGCTCGGCCTCCGGCAGCGGGCGGAATCCTCGTCGGGGCTGCCCCTTGCGTGTCGGGGGCGGCGCAGACCTTTCAAGCCACTGTTGATCAGCCTGCGCCGGATCAATCAGGCCGTCAGCGTTGACATCGATCCGGCCCTCCTTGATCGCCATAGACACGGCCGGACGGCTGCCACCGGGGAGGCAACGGGCCTTGCGGTGACGTGCGTACTCGGCCTGGGTCATCAAGGGGCTAGTCGCAGCCACAGCGGCACGTCTGGTTGGCGTCAGGGATGGGTGTTCAGAATAGCGTTTAGAATCCCTGCCACGCTAGCGAAGCCGAGCGCCCGAGCGGCACCCGTACCCGCCCCCCC